TCTCCATCCGAGAGACGGGCAGGGATGTCGTCAGACAAGCCGGTACCTGGGCCTTCCACAGGCCCGTCTCCACTAAACTCTGTGGCAGCTACAAGCAGGGCATCCACTATCTCAGATAGTGCTGGGTCTGCTTGCAAAGCTGCTTGTAAATGTTGTATCTGTTGTGGCTGCAGAGTGGAGGAGATGAGGCTCTCCACCGCATCTACCTCCACCTGGGCATCAGTCTTCATCGGTGGGTTCACGTACTGCCCTCCCTACTGTCTTAGGCAGGGCCTCCAACATCCTTAGAGAACTCAGCTTCCCCTGGGCGCGGTACAGGCCCTGTTCCGATATTCCCGTCTCCAGTTCCTGTAACGCCTGGGTTCGGAGCACCAGGAGGTATTCCTCCAGGGCCGCCCATACCAGGGGGTCTTTGACCAAGGGGATTAGCCTCTTCGCCAGGGATTTGTCCACGTTGAGCACCTATGATTGCAGCGGCAAGCTGTGCCTCTTCTGGGGAGTTGATAACTTCCACCGGGTCGAGGTCAAGTGACTTGGCCAACTCTGTGATGATGTGTGTTGCCCTCACATAAGGAGCAACTGCCGGCAACCCCATCGCTGTCTGCAGGAACATTATGAGCCTCTGGCTCCTAACTTCTTTCTGCATCAGACTGGATGTGCCCATAGCCCTGACCTCCAGGTCGCCCTCTATAGGCAACTCCCCTTCATGGTATTGCATATTCCAGAAGAAGAAGTCTTGGCCCAACGGCCTGAACAACTGGTTGTCAAGATTGCTTATCACGGTCTTTATGTTAAGGCTTGCGGCTCCGAGCAGCATAGACATGCCGGAGGCCGTCCTTGTCATGCTCTGAACACCTGTCTGTCCGTGGCTATAACTTGGCAAACCTGTGGACTCATCCGCCAACTGCCTAAACTTATCGAACATCATCATGTTCTCGTTGGCAGTGTTGGGGAATTTCAGTGCATACACAGACTGGCCCGGTTGGCCGGACAACCTTCTGAAGATTTTACCGTTGTAAATCTCCATGTCTTGCCCTGGGACAAGGGCGCCTTCATCAATATCGAAAACCATCCCACCAGCCAGAGCCAAGTTGTCAATTGCCATCCTGGCATGGCCATTCATTACCTTCTGACTGTCTGCCATGTTCTCTGGCACACCAATCCCGAAGATGCTATAGGGGTTTTTCTCGTAATTAAATATGTGGTAGGGGATTCTGGCCGGGGTGAAGGGGTTTACTGCTACCCTCAACAGGATATTGCCACAAATCCAGGCATTAATCTGTATCTCGGCTAGCTCTCCTGCACCTTCTGGCACGTTCAAGCCAACTTGCTTGGCTTGTTCCACCCCCATACAACCCCAATATTCCAAAACCTCATACCTGTCTGAGAAATTCTTCCCACTGCCCTCTTCTTTAGAGGAGTGGAGGTCGTTCTCAAAAGATTGTTTTACATAATTGGGGCCTTCCTTCAACGCGGAGACGATTGCCTCGCTGTTAAACAGCGGCATCCTCATCAAACCACGCATCTGGCTCTCATTAAACTTGTGTCTGTGGATAAACCACAGCATATCTTCTTTGCAAGTGGCATTTGGGTCAGGGTATGCGTCCCAAACACTCACAAATTCTATACGAGGTACCTTAACCTGCACAGGTTTGTACTCTCGCTCACCAGTTTCTTCGTTCTTCACCCATTTGTTAAGCGTTTTAACATAGGTGAAAGGGCCTTTAATCACACCAGTGCCCAGCAAAACCTGCTCAAACACTGCATTGCTCACCTCAGTGACGCTGCTGGACTCTTCCAACTGGTCGTGAATGAGCTTTTGCATGTTCTCGGCGGCTTCTTTTGCCGGACTTACCTGCACAACTTCCGGGGAAGGGGCAGGCCCGGTGGTGAGAACCTCTTCTTTCTTGCTTTTTTTGCCGCGAAAGAGCGAGCGAAGCGAGCCAAACGTGGTCCCTGCGCCGAGTTCTTTGCCGTCGCCCGCATACCCCACGTTGTAGGGTATGTCGGGCGTATCCTCTTCTGCCATTTCTGGGACATTTGCTGTGGGCTGCGTAGACAAATGTGCATACTTGTCTGCTCCCTCTGGCACTTCCGTCTCCCTCACCCCAATGGGGAAGGAGTTGCCACCAAAGATGATGTCGATTATCTGGCCGTAGCCTGCAAGAACTTTGGTCTTTGTCGCCTTAACGAAGACTCTGCTCTTTTCGCTCTTACGGAATTTGACATCTTTGCCATACACGCCACGGTAGTTCTGGTAAGCTTCTACCATCCTACGTTCGTGAGGGTCTTTTGCGGTGGAGGCCTGCTGATACCTATCTTTAATAATCCCTACAAGTGCAGAGACTTCGGTCTCGTCCAGCTTGTCTGCTGTGGGCTGGATAGGTTCAGCCAGGTAGTTCGCATTCGCCATGTTTAATACCCAAACTCTTCATCGTAAATGATGTGACGGTCGGCTTTATATCTCGCCATCCTAGTATACACATCTTCCATTGGCGGCCTGCTCATAAGCAAATACCTGCCAGCGTCGTATGCGTGGTCCTCAGCTGTGGTGTCCACATCCTCGTTGTCATTCTTGTCGAGTGGTATCACTTGCAGCTGCTTTATCCAGTTGACACAGTTTGAGAAGATGAGCATCTTAGGCTTACCATTCTCCCTGATCTTCAACCTTTCATGTATTTGTATCTTGCCAGCCTTTCTGTTCTTGTCTGCTCTGCGCAGCTTGTGACCAGACCTGAGAAGCTCCTCACCTACTGTAGGCCCTGTAGACCCTGTAGTGTTCCAGGAAGCACCGTCCAGCACACCCATTATCTCACGCATCTCCTGAGACTCTGCTTGGTGCATAGCCTCTCCTAGGGCCTTCCCTGTGAGCCCCTTAGCGTACAACTCCCTGTAGAAAATAATGGTACCATCGTCTGGGTCAACTGCTGCCCAAAGACAGCATGACGGGGCTCGATAGCCATAGTCAATTGCCTTGACACGTTCCCAATGCACAGGTATTTCGAAGGGCTGTATGACGTGGATGTGAGGCATGAACTCAGGGAAGGCAGCGCCCTCGATGATGTCCCAGTCGCCCTCCAACAACCTTTGACGCTGTACTGGGTCCATGGACTTCAGCATGCGTTCGTACTCACCATCACTGGCAAGAGTCGGGTTGTCTGACAGCTTAGCGGGGATGAACTTCCTGCTCACCCCATCCTCTCCAACAAACGTCTGCCCATACGGTGCAGGGTCTACATACCGCTTCTTCACCCATGCGTGGCCAGGGCCACCAGGGTTGGAAGTGCAACGCATGTAGGTTTTAATTCTTGGGTTGGTTGTTCTGAGACGGGAACGCAAGTAGTCCCAAGCAAAGCTTGTGGCCAAGTGCGTAATCTCATCAAACCCTATCCATGAATATGCCTTACCTTGGTACTGGTACACGTCACTATCTTTCTCAAGATAGCCGAAGTACCCTTTGGCACCTGAAGGAAATATCCATGTCTTCTTGCTTTCTTTGTACTCAGCACCAGGGAATGCTAATGGGTATAGCTCCCGTGACTTATCTATAAGTTCATCCAATTCACCCAGCGTCTTACGCAGAATGAGGAAGCGGTGCTCTTTCTCGTGTACATAACGAAGAGGGTCTACAAGCATGGCGTATGACTTACCACCACCTGCAGCACCCCCGTACAATACGTCCTTCTCAGCTGCCGCCAAGAAGTCTGTCTGCGGCCCAGGATGTGGCCTAAATGCCACAGGAGTGGTACCGTCTTCTAGGTTGGTCACCACAGCCTGTGGAAGGGATTGAAGGTGCTCCTCAGAGATGATGGCGGGGGTCTTATTGGCCACGCCATCCCCGGCATCCAACCTCTGAGCAGCTTCCTTCTTTTTGTTAAGGAGGCTTTTCTGCCTCTCTAATTTTGCTTGGAGACGTTCTACGTCTTTCTTCTTCTTGTTGATGCTAGAACGGACGGCACGCTTTGCTTTTGCTTCAGCACCTTGCCTATAACCACCACGGGCTTGTCTACGTTTCCTGACGGGAATGCCGTTGGTTCTTAGGACGAAGCTGCCATCTTCGTTTCTTTCATAGTTATCGGGATTGACTTCCCAATCTTTTACTTTTGAGTCTGAGGGGAGGACACCCTTGTCCCTTTCGGCTACGGCACGACGAAGACCTTCTCTGCTAAGCTTCTCTCCTGTTACGGAGAAGATGTAATCAACACCTTCCTGCAGAGACAACCTCTTCTCAAGGATGCCATCAATAGCCTTGTTCAAAGCCTCAATGTGCCCAGCTATGGGCCTCATCATTCCTTCAGCATCAGGGGCAAGTTCATACCCCCACTTAAGCCTTGGGGTGGCTTTGATATAACCTTCCACTAGTCTTCTTCCCTTTTCATTGGGAGGATGAAGATACCACCCTTCCCTTCATGCGAGACATCAAGTCTCTCGGTTTTGGGGTTGGTCCTGTCAAGAATGACAGAGGCTGCTTTGAGCTTCTGCTCAGCCTGCACTACACCCTCTTTGCTATTCATTATCTTCACTACAGCGATGGCTGCATTAACTGAGTGTCCTGCAAGAACACTTTCAGCAACCTCTGCAATTTCCTTCCTCATTTCCTTCACAGCTCTGTACGGCTGCTTATAACCAGCTGCCCTTGCCGCTGCAACAAGGTCACCATTGTATTCTTCGATGAGGTCAAGGAACCTTTGTTGCATCTCCGTCAAGGGCCTTTCCCTCTGGGGACTGGCTGGCATGTTCGTCATTGACATTCACTGTTTCCTTTTTCTTTGAGGGGAAAGACATTTCCCACCTCTTCCTCATCTCTTCATCGGAGATGTATTGGGGCCTTCGGCCACTACCTTTACCAGACATAACCCACCATGTGTAAGAGACTCTTCATCCTTTTTCATCCTCCTTACCCTTCCCTAAACATTCCCTTAACAATTGCTTTATTAATATTATTATTATTAATACTTAAACATTTGCACGCTTAGGGGGAGCGGCTTCGCACGCTCTATACTGTGTTACTATGTTTTTGTATACTGGCATATACTAATATCATGTTTTTAACAAAAACATTACAAGAAAAATAAAAAATATTTATTCCGTGTGATTGCAGTCACATCATCCTCACATTTCTTAGCATTGTTCTGCCATCCTCTAAGCATCTTTCTATCATCTACCACAGCATATACCAAGCATTGTTTCCACGGCCTAGGAGCGTAGCTCTCCACCGTGGCTACTATCGGGCAGCCAGCAATTGTGACATGCCAATTTCCCAGAAAATTGAGCGGAGGGGACTATATCCCCCACCACCCCCACGTGGGCACCTGCCCGCCCCCATGTGTGTGTCCGCGTGTGTGCGTGCGTTGGGGCACTTCTTGACGCGACGCGTGTGTACGTGCGCGACACGCACGCCTGAGTCTTCTATTCGCGGGGAGGTACTGGACAAATTTACAGTATTGACAGGCTGGGGAGAGTATGTTAGAGGGGGTGGACTACTGTACACTTATCCAGTACCCCGGCCTATATGCTGTATAAATATCCAGTAGAATCAACGAGGTGTTACCGATGTTACCTGAAGTAACACTGGATGCTACCTGAAGTAACACTGGTAACACTTTCTGGCCTGTTCTTTGCACTGTATGGATGTACAGGAGAAAATTCTTTTCCCTTCAAAATCAACGACTTGCAGCACATTTTCCAAAGTTGGCACGCCACCTGCACTGTTCTTGGCGTCCCGGTGCGTTCCTGCCGGGGTCGCCGGAATGCTGACAGGCTTGCTGGGCGTTATCAGTGCATAGGCCAAGGTATGTCTAAGACATATGCGGCTGTCCTGTTACGTGAGTGAGGCCACCAAGGCCGGCAGGGAGTCTATAGGACTCTGGCGTAAGATCGCCGCCGGCCTCGCAAGGATGCCAGCCAGTTACGGAAAGCCTATTTAAGCCGCCCCAGACGGGGCCGTTACGGGTAGAACGGATTGGCAACGGGTGAGCAGGGCACGGGAATTAAAGCAGGCGTGAGTCTAGGGCAATCTGTCCCTAGCGGCT